TAGATATATGATCAAGGCTTTGTTCTGATATTCTGCGTCCAAGGCATAGGTTAATATCGCGGCCGGTACACCTGATATTGTTATCTCAACACCGTCTGCCCTTGTCTGTGCGGTTTCCTGTACTGGCGTGATAGATAATAATTCTCCCGCGCCGGAGTAAGTATTGCCTGATATTGTTATATCGCCATAACCAGACCATATCCGCAATGTCTGCGAAGCATTGAATGTTGCGCTGACAGCAAAATAAGGTACAACTGAATCGCTAGAAAACTGTGTACTTATATTTGAGTCAATAGTTTTCATTCTTCAGATTTTTTTCTGCGCTTCTTTTTCGTTTCTATTTCTTCGCCTGAAGCATGAATCTCATTTGCGTAACCTTGCTCTATAAATCTAGCGGCAAGTTTATTTTTCCATTCTATATCGGTCTGTATAATCTCGCCTTCGAGATAGTTTCTTGTAGTATTGCCATCAGGATCATTTATTCCAACGGCATTTTTTATCATTACGATTGGCATTGTGTATCCTCAAATAAAAAAACCGGACAAGGTTTAATCCCTGTCCGGTTATTTTGCTTATATTTTAAGCATTATGGGCAGTAAAAGCATTGTCCGCACTATGGCGAGCATTGCCTTTAATTACAAACACGCCGAGAGGTGTTCCAGTAGCCATCGTGCCAGTCTTGGTAATTACGCCACGAATATAACGCTTACCACCAACATAACCAACCCGATAGATTTTACCAGTAGTATCAGGATCGCCTTCGCCGCTTCCATCTATTTTGTAAAAAATACCGCTTGATGCAATAGTCCCATCTACAATATTAGCTTGGGTGCAAGCTGTAAAAGTATAATTATCATCTGAATGCTCAATGGCAACTTCAAAATATACAGAACCGGACAGAGTTACGCCTTCTGCGCCTACATTTACAATCATAACAGCAGAATTGTAACCATCAAGATCAACGCCGCTGCCAGTAGTATTAGAGTTAATGACGGCACTCTTAACAGAAATGCCAGTCGCTATTTTATTAGATAAATCGTACATTATTTAATCCTCCATTAAGACGGTACATAGGCTTGGATTGCTTCGGGCAGCACAACCTGACCACCAACGCGCTTACGAGCAACATAGCGAACATTGCCGCTGGTTGCCTGAGTAAACGGATCGCGCAAGATTGAAAGCTGGATGCGGTCAACAATCGTATAAGCCGCGCGGAAGTCACCAAACACAATACACTTTGCGCTTGATGCAACATCAGCCATATCCGGCATTTCAACATACGGATATCCCAAGATCGTATTCGGAACGCCAGCAATGCCACTCATTCCGGGCTGGAATATGTACTGACCGGCAGTATCTTTCAGCTTACGGATTGCGCCGAGCGTAGTACGATTGAATGCAAAAATAGCATTTCTGCCGTATTCGGTCTTAATCGCATGAACCAGAGTGAGCAGCGTATCAGCAGTCACAACGCCTGAACCGCCAGTAGTGCTTGCGCCGGTGTTGGTGGTGAAGCCTTCAGGTTTACCAACCGAGTTACCAGTCGTGAATGCCGCGCCTTCAGCCTTCGCAAATTGCTCGGCAAACTCGGTTGACATTTCGGATTCCAAATTGAATACGCTATCCTCCAGCAGGGCTTCGGAAATATCCACAAGCGCATACAGTTCATGCGTCGGGATTTCTTCAAGCTGAGTCGTGTATCCAGTTGTTTCAGACCGCGTGCCAGTTTCAGCAACCCAAGAGGCGGCAAAAGTAGCCGTTCTCGAAGGCATCTGAATAGCCCGCTGGCTGGTGGTACGAACACGGGCAACCTGACGAACCGGTGAGATTTCGGTAACGGTCTTAATGAGTTCCGCAACGTATTCCGGCGGGGCAAGGAATCCAGCCTGAGTGTCATCGCCTACAGTCAATGCCTTAACTTCATCGCGATCCAGATTTTCTTTGCCTTTACGCAACCACTTCGAGAAAACTTCCATCTTGCGATCAACCTGTTTATGGTTCAATCCCATAGCAGGACGCTTAATCATCGTTTCGATGTTATCAAGCTGTTCCTTGATGTTTTTCTCGTTCTGCTTGGACAGCGTAAGTTCCTGATTGATCTTTTCAAGCTGATCGAGTTCTTTTTCAATGCGGCTCAGTTTTGCGTCAACAAGTGAATCGCTGTTTCCTTTTTCCAGCCTGCGTACTCGCTCGTCATTCGTTTTCTTAAATTCTTCAAACGCACGGCAAGTAGCTTCAATGGCTGATTTTACATCTGAATAATCATGTTCCATTTTGTTGCTCCTAGTTTTTAATGATATTGATAAGTTTGTTGATTTCAGTGACTAATGTCGAATCCTTTGCATTTTCAGCATCCCACTGTTTCAAGGATTTAATGATAGCCGTTGCTGTCATCTTAGATTGCGATCTTGAAAGTCCTGCTACATCTCGCAGCAGCTCCTCCCATTCTCGCACCGTTCTATTATTACCCTTAACCGATTGCACAGTTGCCCTTGTGTTCATCGGAAAAGTAACTGCGCTGATTTCCATTAAATCAACGTCTTTTAATAATCTTTTTCTTCCGTTATCTTCGTATGAAAAGCCTTTATTTGAAACACGGAAGCCAATGGATAAGCCGGACAATGCGCCCATCTTCATAAGTTCATATACTTCGCGCCCTCGCTGCGTACCCATTGCCAGTCTGCCTTTTACTTTCAGACCTTTTTTATCTTCTGTGATTTCGTCATAAACGCCTATCGGCTCATCGCTCTTATGCTGATAAAGCATTTTTACGCCTCGTGCGCCTTTCTGTGCAATGCTTTTTGCAAAGGCTCCGGGCATAACAATATCATTACCAAGATCGAGATTTCCGAATACTGACTCATATCCAGTGAATTGTCCTTTTTCCTGATCGCCGTCCATTGTTTTGATTTCAGCGTCAATCGACAAGTATTCAGTATTTACGCTCTTTTGATCTTTTTCGCGGAAGGAAGATATACAGATTGCATAACGCTGGTCTATTTCGGAAAAATCAGAAACCATCGAAGGATCGCCCATGCAGCGACCTATAAAATCATCTTCAGATTCATCTGGACTTGGTGCGGGTATTGGCATTTTTTTATTCCACCGTTTCGTCGTCAAAAATAAATATTAACGCGCATCTGCAATTAATTACATTTGCCGGCCCTCCCGCTGGATCGCCGGGTCTTTCCATATTGTAATTAATGCCTTTATAAAGCAGATTAAATTTTTCGTCAATACCTACAGTGACACCATTCATGTTTTTGTGCCATTCGCGCGTCCTGTCATCTAATGCCGCGATCCATTGCTTTTTTGCTTTTGCCGGGGCAATTTCCTTTGCTGCCTCAATGTTTCCATAATTCATTGCGCTGTGTGTTTCTGTTCTGGCAATGGTAAATGACCTTACTTTGTTTATTGCGCCACCTGATTCTTCCCGTATATTTTTGGATATATCGTTTATAGATAATCCTTCTTGAATCGACGTATCTATTATTTTTCTAATATTCAGCCTTGTTGTTCTGCTTATTTCTTTTATATTTCGTGCGCCGATAGTATTGATATATCTTTTTACTAAATTAGATATTGTATCGTCTTTTGTTCCTGCCTGATCTTTTGTGCGCTTGTAAAATTCAGTTATTATATTTCTGTAAAATTTTAGTAATACCTGATTAATCTTTTCGTCTATATGATCGCGCTCAGGATAACGCCCTGTATCGGCGTATTCTTTCGATATACTTTTATAGATATTAGAAAATGTTGATAATAGATCGCTTGCAAGCCTTTTTTCGTAATTGCTTGCTTCGCGCTGCATAACCATATACTGCTTGCGTGGCGATATTTTCTTACGCCTAGCCTTTGTTATAATTTTATAATTCATCTTCTGAATCAAATTCGTCGGCTGTATTATTTGCCCATTCCATTCCAGCATCGCCACCCCATAATGCCCATGCAATACGACCTGCTGACGGATAACCATCTTCACCTTGATTGAATCCTTCTGCTTCCTTGTCAACTTCATGTCTTGCAAAATATGACACCATGCGGCGAATAGTATTCTCGCTAAGTGATTCTTTATTTACAATCTGATTTGCCCTTGTTACACCGACTAATGTGCCACCTCGGTTGTATTCCCTGCGCCAATCTAATCCGCGCTGCGCTTCTTTTGCCATTTCATCTGTTGGCACTGTGTTAACTTGTTTTGATCCATACGCCATTTTATCGGCATCTTCAGGCGCAAGGTCTGTATCAGTATCAGTAATTCCAATCGGGAAAAGATTTGCAGGGACAAGTAATTGATCGCCTCCATCCACTTCTGATAATCCTAGTCGTTCACGCGCCTCATTCCGCGTCATAATTCCAGCCGCTACCGCTGCATTTACGCTATCGTAGACTATTTTTCTGCGCTCCGTGATTGCCGGAATATCGTCTACATCATATTCAACGTATATATCCTCACCGTAGGCTATGCTGTACCATTCAGATAAATCAGATTCAATTCTGCGAAGTAATGGGATGATAGTTTCCTCATACAGCGCAAGCCTTGCCTCTGCCATATTTGCGTAGGTTTGCGAGTC